CTCATTGAAATAGCCACAAAAGAAATTGGCTATATCGAGGAGGCAGTTCCCGAGAATAAGACAAAGTACCAAAAGGCTAATCAACCTTGGTGCGGAGCCTTCGTAAATTGGTGCGGGAAAAAGGCTTCAGTTGAAATTCCTAATACTGTTTACACTCCAGCAGGTGCAGATGCTTTTAAGAAAATGAAGCGTTGGCATGAGGGTGAAAATGCCATGCCTCTTCCTGGGGACATCGTTTTCTTTGATTTCCCCGCAGACGGTGTGGACCGTATCAGTCATGTTGGAATTGTTGTCAAAGATAACAATGATGGAACTGTTACTTGCATCGAAGGAAATACGAGTTCAGATAAAAAGGGTGACCAACGCAACGGTGGAGAAGTTTGTCTCAAGATTCGCGCATACAAGAAAAAGAACAGAAATAAATTCAAGCCAAATATGCCAGTTGCCATTGTTGGCTTTGGTCGTCCAAAATTTGAGGCTTTGGCTAAGTCCGCTGACGAAGCGAGAGCAAAGGCATAATCATGGCAGAAGAAATCCAACCAACTTTAGGAGAAGTCATGCGTCGCCTCGATGACCTAACAATCGAGGTCAAACAGATGAACCTAAATATCAGTCAGACCTATCTTCGTAAGGATGTTTACGAGTCTGATACCGAGCGGATTTCTCAAGCCATGGAACACATAACAGACCGTCTCGAAAAGATGGAATCACGCTCTGAATGGGTGGTTCGTACTGTCGGGGCGCTCATGATTGCCACAGTTGTCGGTGCCTCAATGTATGTTGGACAAATAATCGGCATCTGAGATTTGACATAACCAACAGGGGTTGTGTACCCTCTCGGATGAGAGGAGAACAACCATGTCAGATATACAACCAATTGATGATTTTGAAATCATCGAAGAACCAACCCGTGAGGCTTTTGTAATCGATGACGATTCAAAGGCTGATTGGGCTATGCGGAAACTCGCATCAATTCGGCGTAAGCAAGCCGACAATAAAGCCATCTATGACCGAGAAGTTCAGAGAGTCGCAGAATGGCTCGAGAAGGTCAATACAGACCTCGAAAGAGATGCTGAATGGTTTGAGTCGAACCTCAAGCCTTATGCCCTCACAGAGCGCTCTAATGGGCGTAAATCGGTAGTTCTGCCCCACGGCACGATAAAAACCACCGCAGGTCGTCCAAAGATTGAAATTGAGAACGAAGTTGAGTTCTTGGCTTGGGCTGAAAAGAGTGAGCCTGAGTTGATTCGCGTCAAAAAAGAAATCGACAAGAAGGTTCTGAATACTTTACTTACCGACTCAGGTGATGTAATATCAACCCAAGGTGAAATTGTTCCATCGGTTCGAGTAACTCCAGCCGAAACTTCAGTTTCATTCGTAATCGCAGAATGAGAGAGGAACTCATGACAGACACAACAGCACTTCCAATTGCTCAAGCAATGAGCGCAATTATGAAGGAAGTTGGAGCCATCGCAAAGAAAGACAAGAATCAGGCTCAGGGATTTAATTTCCGTGGAATTGATTCAGTTGTCAATGCAGTATCTCCAGCACTTCAAAAGCATGGCGTAATCGTCGTCCCGTCAGTTGAGGATTACGAGTATGCAACAGTTGAAATCGGACGCAATCGAACAGCAATGGGTCATGTGAAAGTAAAAGTCACTTACACATTCATTGGTGCAAACGGCGATGCAATTAAAGCCACGGTTGTAGGTGAGGCAATGGACTCAGGAGACAAGGCAACCGCTAAGGCGATGTCTGTGGCTTTTCGAACTGCATTACTCCAAGCGCTCTCACTCCCAACGGATGAACCTGACCCTGACTCAACAAGTTACGAGCGTTCAAGTGCAAACGATGTAATGGCGCCAAGTGCGATTCTTACAAAGATTGCTCAAGCAACTCAGATTGATGCGCTTGCAGAAATTGGTCAGTACATCACAGCCAACAAAAACGGCTATAACCCTGAATTGTTAGAGCAGTTCAGATTGAAGTTCAAGGAACAACAAACAAAATTACAGCCACCGAAATTGGAAGAGGACACCAATGAGACAACAACAGAGGAGCCAGTCACTACTGTCGATGCCTGAGTTGCCCTATAACGAAACTTCAGGGCATAGCGGAACGGACACATCAAAGGCTCGAGCAGTACACGCAGATAGGTCAGGAAAGACCGCAATGCGTCAGGCTCAAGCACTTGAGTTGCTCAATCAAATGGGCAAGAGTGGATTGACATGGAAGGAGTTCAGTCAAATAACTGGACTTCACCATGGCACCGCTTCAGGTGTATTGTCCGTCCTCCATAAAGCGGGTCGCATTGCAAGACTCAAAGAATCTCGCAACGGCTGTAAAGTTTATGTTGGATTGAATTGGGTTGAGAATCGGGTCATTGAAAAACAAGGGCGCAATAAATGTTGCCCACATTGCGGAGGTAATTTGTGAGTATTCGGTGGATAACAAAAGTTTGGTCTGACTCGCCTTATGACGGGACTCGACTTTTGATTCACCTTGCACTTGCAGATATATCTCATGACGATGGACGATTCTTTGCATCTCAAAAGATGCTGGCTCAAAAGGGACGCTGTTCTATCGAATATGTCCGAAAGGTCATCAATCAGATGGTCGAAGAGGGACATATCAAGATAATCAGTAAGGGAAACTCTCGAGGTAAGGCGACGACCTATCAATTATTGTGGAAGAAACTACCCAACTCTGTTGGGGAGGCTTTACCAATAGAAGATGACGAACTCCCCAACTCAGATACCCCCCACTCCCCAACTTTGGAGGTCTCACTCCCCAACTCCACTCCGCAACATCCGTCCTATACATCCGTCCTATCTACAACAAAGAGCGACGAAACTGCTATCGCAGTTATCGCGCCCTCAGAGTTAGTTGCTAGGAGATGGTGGGAGAAGCAAAGAGTCAAACCTTTAGGCAAGGGAGCATGGCACTCCTTACTTCAGATAACTAAAGCGGCTGAGGCTCGCGGTTACTCTGAACAGCAGATTGAGTTGGCTCTTGATTACATCGGGACGGTTCCCACAATGCGTCAAATGGATTTAGTACTTAGGGGAGTAGGAGTTAAGACCAAGCATGAGACTGGAGCAATCAAGGCAATCGAGTTGGCAGAAAAGTTCAGGAATGAATCTATCTGACATTGCGATGCTTCTTGGCTATGTCGGTATCTATGACCTAAGAGTTCAAGTAGATGAATTAAAGGTTCGCGCTTGGGCGGAATCTTTAGATTCAGACATGACACTTGATGAAGCCAAGAAAATTGTTTCGTTTCACTACGCAAACTCTGAACAGGCTATCAATCCCAGCCATCTAAATAAACAATGGAGGGTTAGGATTGCATCAGAAAAGGAACGCCAAAGAGGTGAACTCATCGCTCAACAGATGAGGGAAGCCGAACAAAAAGCGGCGCCTCCCGAAGTTGCCCAAAAGTACTTGGACGAGATTCGTGGAATTCTGAATAGGGGAAAAGATGCTTCGCTGGAAACTGATAATGGAGAGGTGGCATCTGACCTATGAGGATATTGCGATTTGTAGGATGGTTATTCAAGTGGCGACGCAGACGAGCGGAAAAGTATGCCCTGCTTGCATGGACTCCATCGCGGATGCGAGACTTCAATGGCTAAGCCTCGACCTAATCGAGTTGATGACGATACCCGATTCGGAGTCTTAGCCCGAGCATATTATCGATGCGAAAAATGTGGAGATGATTTCTTATGGGGAGTTTCAGTTCATCACCGTCGTCCTCGAATGATGGGCGGGTCAAAAAATCTTGAACTTCATAAGTCAGCGAATTTAATTGCTTTATGTGGTTCAGGAACTACTGGATGTCACGGTTGGGTTGAGTCCAACAGAGCCGAGGCAAGACAACTGGGATACCTGATTCAGAAAGTTGAATCGGCTGAGTTAATTCCATTCAAAGATGATGCAGGAGTTTGGTGGAATATCTACAACGACGGCACAAAAAAGCGACTTGACACGAACGGAGGAGTCTTTGATGCTTAACCTATGTATTGCTTATGTTACGCAGACGACGCCGAACAGGTCATCTATCGTCTTGAGTTCGAACAGCGTCCTTGGACGACCAACGCCGAACGCGCTGGGAACCGATGGGAACGAGCCACGCTTACAAAGACTTGGCGTACCGCTTTTGAACTTTTGGCTAAAAATGAGAAGATACCTCCTATGGAGTGGGTCAGCGTCACAGTTGAGCCTCATCAGAAGGGCGGACGCTTACAGGATGTAGGGGCGTGTAACCCAGCGGTAAAAGCGGCTATCGACGGATTAGTAGACGCGGGAATTCTTCCCGATGATTCTTCAAAGTTTGTTCGCTCGTTGATTTTCTTACCGCCTGTTAATGATAAGAACTCATTGGTTCTTTACATACGAGGAGCAAGCAAAGAGAGGATTACAAGATGAACACAGAAGTTTTTTGGACAGCAATGGCGCTCGCTTTTGCTGGACTAATTATTACCCCGTTTTATTTAGCAATGTACTTAGCAACAGTAAAAGCAAGAGCAAAGATTGATTTGGAGTTCGTTGCAACGGCAAATCATATTCATAAGAAAGTCCAATTTGATGAAGCAGTCGAACGCCTGTTCGAAGAGGGAGTAGCAGAATGACAACGGTAATGGAAGCAACAGAGTTAGACGGCAAAGGTCTTGATGAAGTTAAGATTCTTACTGACGCTATTCGCACACACCAGTCACAGATTCAGGACTTGGGTAAGCGACGCAAACAGTTGATTCTTCGACTTCGTAAGCAACGCATCACCTATCGCGAGATTGCTGAAGCAATGGGTGTATCAGAGCAGTTGATTTACAAAATCATCCGCAACGATATTTCAAGAGAACCTGAGTTCGATGCTCAAGGAAATCTTGTTCGTAGACGAGGACGCCCAGCGAAGCCTCTTGCATAATGAAGTTCATTGAACTTTTTGCAGGTATTGGTGCCTTCCGCTTAGGACTTGAAAACACAGGTCATGAGTGTGTATGGGCAAACGAATGGTTAGAGAGACCGAGGAAAATCTATGCCCGAAATTTCGGAGAACAACCCGATGGACGAGACATTCGAGATGTTTCCGCTGGAGACCTTCCTGACGCCGACCTCCTCGTTGGAGGATTCCCTTGTGCAACTTTTTCAGTTGCAGGAAAGCGAACTGGATTCTCCTTGGATGACACCCGAGGGACGCTCGCTTTTGAAATGTTTAGACTCGCTCGCGACAAAGGGATACCGTACCTCCTCTTTGAGAATGTCAAAGGACTCCTTAACCATGACGGAGGACGCACATTCGAAATCATCCTCGAAGTCTTGGATGGCATGGGGTATGACTGTCAATGGGAATTGCTTGACAGCCAAAATTTCGGAGTCCCACAGCACCGAGAAAGGGTATTCCTTATCGGACATCTTAGAGGAAACCCCCGACCAAAAGTATTTCCTATCGGAGCAACAGGTTCAGGCGATGATGTCGCGTACAAAGAAAAACAAGGAGGAAGGCAGGGGTTTTTCTCCGACATTTCTCCGACCATCGACGCCCACTACTACAAAGGAGGAAATGCAAGACAATATGTTGTTGAGCAGTTCATCCGACGAGACAACTCAATAAGAACTTTTGAGAATGTTGCACCAACACTTCTTGCACACATGGGAACAGGTGGAGGCAATGTGCCTTTTGTTAGACCAGTTCTCGATGTTGCTCGAGTAAACAAATCACCAAATGGTCGCATGATTAAAAATGATGGCGACCCGATGTACACAATCACAGCGCAAGACCGTCACGGAGTTCAAATTGGGGATGAGGACGGCTTTGCTATTAGAAAACTAACTCCCATGGAGTGTGAAAGACTTCAAGGATTTCCCGATGGATGGACGGAATTCTATGACGATGGAAAACGAGTCACCGACTCCGAAAGATACGAACGATGCGGACGAACAATTACAATCCCAGTTGTGGAAGCAATTGGTAGGAGACTACATGAGTTCTACTAAATTCTCGTTTGACACGATTGAAAACTTTGATGACCACATCTCACAATCAATCCCAAACTATCACTTGCTTTCAGATGCTATCTGTGACCTGAGTACATTTTTTCTACAAAAGGATACACAGGTAGTTGATTTGGGTTGCTCAACAGGAAAACTCTTAGAGCGCATCCCATTTGAGGGCGACAAGATTGGTATTGATGTATCGGCGAACCTTTTGCCTAATTCGCATGACAATGTTGCCTACATTCAAAAAGACTTAAGAGCGTTCAAAAACTTTGGTCACTCTTCACTCATACTCTCACTCTTTACTTTACAGTTCCTCCCACATGAGGACAGACCCGCAATCTTGGAAACTGTCTATGAGTCCCTTACCGAAGGCGGAGCCTTTATATGGGCTGAGAAGGTTCAAGAGGAATCAGGCGAACTCGAGCAGATTCAGACGATGGCTTACTACGACTTTAAGCGCAAAGCATTTAGCGCTGACCAAATCTTGAATAAAGAACGAGACATCCGTTCCATGATGAAACCGAACACTTCATTTAGAAATCAGATTATGGCTGAGAACGCAGGATTTACAGTTGGCACGATGTTTTGGAAATTCTTTAACTTTGAAGCATGGTTGTATATCAAGTGAAATCTAATATCAAGGTAGGGCAGGTTGATTCAGTTGCTATTTCGTCGCTCGAGGGATACCCAACAAATCCGCGTCGTGGAGACATCGACGCAATTGCACAATCACTTAAAGCGCACGGGCAATACCGCCCTATTGTCGTCCAGCACGGTACGAATTACATCCTTGCTGGCAATCACACCTACAAAGCGGCAAAGAAACTCGGTTGGAAAAAGATTAAGGTCACTTATATCGAGGTGGATGAGCAGACTGCTAGGAAAATAGTTCTAGCCGATAATCGCTTAACTGACCTAGCCTCATATAACGAGCCACTTTTGAAGAATCTACTTCAAGCCTTGCCTGAGTTGGAGGGAACGGGATTTACTCAATCCGAGGTTGATACTTTAGATAGGCTGACAAGCGGTGAAGAGAAGAGTTCAATGGGCGACGGTAAGCCTTTACCTAGCGACCCTGAAGTAAAGATTAGCGCTTGGAACAGTTATACAGCGAGGCACCGACAAAACAAAAGGCAATCAAACTTATCAAGGAGCGCCTAGGATTTCCTGAGCGTAAGCCAGTTGAACCTGAACCTAACGGTGAGAGAAGCGAGACGACGGCTGAGGATGTAGAAACAGTTGCCATCAACGAGGTCAAAGTTCATCCTCTAAACCCGCGTGAGGGCGATATAGGGGCAATTATTGACTCGCTGACATACATGGGTCAATATCGACCTATCGTGGCTAATAAGCGCACCAAGCACATAGTCTCGGGAAACCACACTTATCAGGGAGCAGTTCAATTAGGCTGGGAGAAGATAGCCGTGCATTGGATTGATGTTGATGATGTCGAGGAAATCAAGATTCTTATTGTGGACAATAGAACGAGCGACTTGGCAACCTATGACCCCTCTGAGTTGAACAAACTCTTAACCTCAACCTCATTCAAAGGTACAGGGTTTACACCTGAAGAGGTAGCCGAGATTCTCGCTGGAGGAAAATCCAAGCCTGGGCATATCCCAGTAGGGCGGACGACTATCAAGGTAGGCGAACACTCAATGCGAGTTCACACCGAGGATTTGAATGAATGGGCAAATGCTGTCTATAACTGGAAAGATGTTGCCCTGTTATTACAGTTACCAATCGAAGCGTGTACAACTGAGGTAGAATAATAAGATGGCAGAGAAAAGAGTAGGAAAGACTTGGTTCTACTACGGACGAAAAAGCGGATTTGGAATCGGATTCGAGTTCAATAAGCGTGGATGGTCAATTGACCTTGGGTTTTGGTACATAGGACAGGATTTCTAATGGCGACAGCGGTAGCAAAGAAAGAGCCAGCAAAGACACCTGCCAAAAAATCGGCTGGGCGTAAGACCGCGCTCCTTGATGAGACAAGAGAAAAAACGCTACTTGATTACATCCGTATTGGAACACCTGTTCGAAAGGCTGTAACAGCATCGGGCGTATCTGAAAAGACTTTCTATAACTGGATGGCTCGAGGAATGGCAGAGCGAGAGCGTCTATCAATGGTGCCAAACGCTAAAGAGAATCCTACTGAAGTTATATTTCTTCAATTTTTACAGCAAGTTGAACAGGCTAGAGCAGAGGCAATTACTAAAAAGGTTGCTGTTATTGCTAAGAGCGGTAATGAGGGGGACTGGAGAGCGGCCGCATGGTGGCTTGAGCGTCAGGTGCCTGAAGAGTTCGGTAAGACAGAGAAGTTTGAAATTGGTGGAAACAACGGCGAAGCAATTAAAGTTCAGGTTGAAATGGGCGACCTTGAAGATAAGATTGCAAAAGTTCTAGCGATTCGTAAGAGGTAAAAATGGGTGAACGGCTCGTAGACCTCGTTCTCAATGCCACACCTGAAGAGCGAACAAAGATTTACCTATCGCTCACAGATGATGAGAAGTACGCCTTATCGGTCATTCTTGATGCTGAGTTAGAAAACCCATGGGCAAGATTTGAGAATGACCCTGTTGGCTTTATTGAAACAGGGCTAGGGGAAACCCTTTGGTCTAAACAGCGTGAGATTCTTGAGTCGATTCGAGATAACAAGAGAACAACAGTTCCCGCTTGTCACGCGCCTGGGAAATCTCACTTAGCGGCGAGAGCCGTTGCATGGTGGATTGCAGTTCACCCGCCTGGGACTGCAATTGCGATTACTACGGCATCGACTTTCAAACAGGTTCGAAACATTATGTGGGCGCAGATTCGCAGAGTTCATATAGCCCATGACCTTCCTGGAGAAATTCTTACTACTGAATGGAAGATGGATGACACAGTAGTTGCCTACGGATTTCGTCCTGCCGATAACAATGAAGCGGCAGTTCAGGGTATTCACGCACCGCATCTTTTGATTGTGGTCGATGAAGCGGGTGGTATTTCAGACAAGATTGGTGGCGCACTTGAAGCGCTCATGACGGGTGGACACACCCGCCTCTTAGTATTGGGTAACCCACCGACAGACCAAGAGCAAACATGGTTCGAGAGAATCTGCTCAAGTCCGCTTTATAACATCGTGCCAATTAGCGCCTATGACACTCCAAACTTTACGGGTGAGGAAACTGGTCAATGTCGGTCATGTCCACCTCATGTTGAGGCTCACCAAGTTGCAACGCATTTAGTTGATGAAACTTGGGTCAATGATGTGATGAGTGAATTTGGTGAGGATTCTCCATTCGTTGAAGCCCGTGTTCACGCACGATTTCCACAAACGGGAACGGGCAAGGTCATCCCTTATCAATGGGCAGAGTTGGCAACACAGAATGAAGAAATGCTTGAAAGTTCAACTATCCGATTGGGCGTGGATATTGCATCCGATGGTGGAGATGAATTCGTTATCGCAAAGGCAGATGGCTATGTCGCATCGATTGTGCATCGCAGTTCAGGAAAGGCTAACGCTAACGCGGTAGATGTGGCGGGTGTTGTTATTGCTGAAATTGAGAAGGCAGTTGCAATTCACAAAGAGCGTGGAATTTCTGATTTAGTACGGGTCAAGATTGACACGATTGGCGTTGGCTGGGGTGTCGTCTCATTATTGGATAGATGGGTCAAAGAGCGTCAGATGCGAGCGCAGATTGTCGGAGTCAATGTAGCCGAGAAGCCAAAAGACCAAGCCAAGTTCAAGAATCAAAGAGCCGAGATGTGGTGGAACGCTCGTACACTTTTACAACCTAGAGATGACAAGCAAGAGTTACGCCTTGAAGTTGATAGAGCAGTTTTAGCGCAGTTAGCAGGACCAACCTTCAAGTCAGATTCATCAGGTCGAATTCAGATTGAAGCCAAGGCAGATATGAAAAAGCGTGGCGTTCACTCACCTGACCGCGCTGAAGCGATACTTTTAGCCATCTACGAGAATAAAAATATTATTCCCGCTTTTGCTCCTATTTCGATTGGACAGTCAAACCCATGGACGGTGTAAAGCGCTCAGACTTTGATTTAGATTTACGCCATGGACAAGAGGGCGAGGTGTATGTAAACAATTTACTCAGCGCACCTATTGAAACAGTTGAGGTCAAGAGAGATAAGCGTTGGAAAAATACAGGAAACCTTTATATCGAGGTTTGGTGCTGGAGCGAGAATAACCGAGAGTGGTATCCGTCGGGCTTACAGGCAACCAAGGCAACACATTGGTCATTCGTGCTTGAAGAGTTGGTAGTGACGGTACCAGTTAGCCTATTGATTAAAGCCGTTGAGCAGTACGGACACAAAATTGAGTGTTCCATTCCGCCTAACTATTCAAAAGGTTTTCTGATTAAGGTTACGGATTTACTTCAGGTGGCAAGGGGTCAATAGGAGTTAGAAAGTCGAGCAATTGTTCGACAATAACAACATCTCGAGTAACGCCATCTTTTGTCATGAGATGACCGTACTCTGAAGCAAACGCTTGAATTTCTTTGACGATTCTGCCTCGTTCAGTCAATGCCATTTACATTCACATCCTCTCGACCCATCTTCGGGGCAGTAATAGTATGTTTTGTTTTCAGGCTTTTTGCAGTTAGGACACGATTTCTCTTCGTCAATAACTACGGTTTGAGCGTTCGTGTATTCGTGGTCGCACTCTCGGCAGTAGGCAAGACCATCTGACCAGTCGCGAATCCATGCTTGATGTTTACGCTTCCGCATCTCCTCTAGTGTTTCAGCCACGGGCTACCCTCACTCTCGAGACCCTAATCTTGCCACGCTTTCGGTAGATAAAGAACTTCATGAAAGTACGCTTTCAGGCTGGATGTCGAAAACTGTCTCATAGAGCAGTTGTCCGCTTTCCCAGCGATGCCAGCCACCATCTGAAGTAATCTCGACCTCAGCACCAAGTTCTTTCTTGAGCAGAATGAGCGAGGCTGTAACTACGGCGTCATAAGGCTTTTCGGCTGTCTTGCAAAAGTCATAGCCTGTATCGCCTACCTGAATCACGAATGTCTCATGAGCATTGGCACCGACACCATTAAAGGCGATTGTGCCGTCAGTTGATTCATCATCAATTGCGATTCCTGCATCTTGAGCAGTTTCAATGATTGCCTTGATTCCCTCTTGGAGTTTGTTAAACGCATCCGCGTCGATTGGCTCCTTGATTGTCCAATGATGTGTGTAACCCATTTATACGACCTCCTTCTCTAAGCAACGGTTTCTCCACCAAGCGCCCTCAAGAGTCTTTGCTGGAGTTAGGACATTGATAAACGATTCAGGAGCCTCGTAGTAGCAAGGACCTTCTGATTCGCCTAATACTTTGAGTGCTACTTGCCCATTATTACGACGGGTCAAAAAGACACACGCAATGATTGAGTTATCTTCGAGTTTTCTAAGAGCGACATAGAAAGCCTTTTGACCATGCTCATTCTTGCCCTCGAAAACCTTGACACTTTCATAGATTCCGTCGTAAGTACGGCGGATGTAATACTCGATAAATGCTCGAGTTGTAATGTTGGTACCTACTGGAGTTACATCCCATCCCATTAGTTGCTCACCCCGATTCCGAATTCTTCACGGACAGCCTGTTGAGTTGCTCTCTTGATTTCTCCGACAGCCCACTCAAAGTTTTCTTTGTTAGCGATGTTTTCTACATGAACGCCAGTTTCTTTTGTGCCGTAGTAAATTTCGTAGACACCGAAACCTTCAACTTTGTAAAGGCGATATTGACCAATCTTCTTAAGTGCTTTCTGAGCCATTTTGTTCTCCTCTCTAAGAACAAGTCCAGTATATCATAACTGGGGTTAAATATCTAGCAGGTCTGACTTTGACCTTTTGGCTTTCCATCCCATAAGAAAGCGGCTGAGTAAGAATTCAAACTCACGCCGTATCCTGAATACGATGGCTGAATTTTGTGGCGTCTGATTGCGTAGGAGCGAGTTTCGTAAACTGCTGGCTCATCAAAGTCAGAGACACGAACTTCATACTCTGAAGAATCAGTTGGAACAACATTTTGATGCGCCCACCCTGTTACCTCGACAACCTTCGAGCCGACCTTTTGAATCCATACTGAGAACTCGCTGACCTTGACCACCTTGAAAAACTCGATGTTTGTTTGGTCGTATCCCCATGATGAGTAAAGAATGTCGCCTACTTTTGGCTTTACCCAAAGACCGTTCTCAACTGGCTTGTCACCAATAGCGACTACTGTTGCGATGTTATCTGACATTATTTAGCCACCTCTTCCTTGATAAAAATTGCTTGGATTCTGTACTGACCGCCTACCCATGCAGTAGCGCTTATCGCATAAGCCTTTGCTTCACCGATTGATTCAAAAACATACTTTTGCTTTTGACCTCTGATTTCTACTTCATAGACTTTCTTAGCCATGTCATTTCCTCTCTACCTCGTACACTAAGTATAACACAACTGGGGTTGAAATTCATCCCAAAACACAAAATAATTTCTTCGAACAGGTGTTCGTATACACTTATCTCATGTCTCTTACACCAGCAGTTACCGCACTCTTGAAGGCTTCATGCCCAACCGCAACGCAGGATGTAAGAGCCAACCTTGAAAACCGCAAGAAAGCCATCGATGACGCCTCATACGGTCCTCTCAACCCTTCCGAGGCGAATACCGAGTATTGGCAAGCAATTGCCGATGAATGGAATGTAGGGGTCATTCAGGCTAAGAAACAGCGCTGTGGCAATTGTGCGGCGTTCATCCAAACCTCAGCGATGCTTGAATGTATCGAGGGAGGATTGTCCGTAGGCGATTCAGAGGAAAACGCTTGGGATGTCACCGAGGCTGGAGAGTTGGGATATTGCGAGGCGTTCGATTTCAAGTGCGCTTCACGGAGAACCTGTCGAGCATGGATTGTCGGCGGACCAATTACGGATAAGAAAAAAAAATAATGCCAAAGAAAAAAGCGGGTGCATTTAACCCAATGCAGATTAAGGATGGCTGGATTGTTCGCCTTTCTAAAGATGGACGCATTATTGCCAAGATTGACCCTTACCTGCCTAAGCATCCTAAGAAAGATAAATAATGACTGAGACAATTATTCGTCTGCCAATACAGCCGAATCAATTGTGTGACCGTTGCTCTGCAAAGGCTAAAGTCCGAGCAACATTCTTATCAGGCGAGTTACATTTTTGTGGACATCATGCAAAAGACCTCAAAGACTCTCTTATGTTGAAAGCCCTTGAGGTCTTTGACCCTGAAGAGATATTTAAGTTATAGCGCCTCAAGAAATGTGCTGACAATTGCTGACAGCATTAACAATGCAAAACTAGCGAGCGCTGTAACTCCCCATAGATAACGCAATTCAGGGAACTTTGCAGGTGGACGCTTTTGCTTCACGATTTGATTGATGACTTTTGGTTGAATGATGTCATCGAACTTACGGTTTACATCTTGCTCGTTCATAGGTATTCCTCTCATAGTTGTATCCTCTTATACAACTAGGGTTAGGATACTATTTATTCCTAGTTGGTGCAACTTTCTTTTTCTTTTGTGTGTAATAAATAAATGGGGCTGAAGTGTAGGAATCGTTAGCGCTGGCAATCTCAAGAGCCTGTTCCATGGTTGCACCTGCATGAAGCGCACCAATGGCATAACTTGACCCTGAACCAACACCGTAGAAACCTTTCGAATCAAGTGAGATAGACATATCATCACTTAATTCAAAAACTTCTCCACCAATAGAAATCAGAAATGCGAATTTAGTTTCGTCATCATCCTCATTCCATTTGTATTCTTGTTCCTTAAAGCAAGCCTTAAGCGATGGAACTACCTTTGCAATCATGAAGTGATACAAGTCTTTGTAATCGTTTGCAGTTGGCTTAGGTGGATTCCATATGTGTTGAGCAATATCGCAGGGCGCACATTCACCGCTTCCAGCAATAATGAAATCACCGCGTTCAGTAATTTTCACCATCGAGGGATGATTCGCAGTACGACCATTTCCAGCCGTTACTTGCGAATCTGCCCCGAGAGTTACTTTGTCCTTATGCTGGACGGCGATGATTGTGGTCATCCCTGAAGTCTACAAGTCGGGAATTACAACCTCGGTATTGACCGCCGTTAAAGCGAGCATGGCGTTGCGCCAAACCTCGGGAGTTCCCGTATCAGGCAGGTAGCCACCCGCACCACCTAACAGGATAGGCATATTAGGGAATTGCTCTCTAACAGCCCGTAGTGACCTCCAATAACCCGCTGAGGTGTATTCGAGTTGGCTTAGAGGGTCATCTTTCAGACCATCGGCGCCACAGGCTACGAAAATCATCGTAGGCTCGAATTCATCGCAAGCCTCAAAAAAGGCTTCAGTTGCAGACATCAAATCTGCATCATCTGAACCATGAGTTAGCGGGAAGTTATAAGCGCGGTTTTTGTAATCAGAGATTAAACCCGTGCCTGGAAAAATTCCATACTCATGAACCGAGAAGGTCATCACATTCTTGTTAGCCTTGAGCAACATCTCGGTGCCGTCACCATGGTGTGCATCAATGTCAAAGATTGCAACGCGCTCGCCAAGTTCGGTTGCCCTTGTCGCGGCGATAGCGAAATCTGCAAACACACAGAATCCACTTGAGTAATCACGCATCGCATGATGCTTCGCGCCTGGGAGGTGAATAGCAAGAAGTGTTTTCTTGTTGAGTAAAGTATCGAGAGCAGTCAAAGTACCGCCTACGAATAACTTTGCTAAATCACCAAGGTCATGACGCTGACCATCCCATTCACTTGATTCACCCTTGATAGTGACATCGTGAACATAGATTGGGTCATGTACCAATAGAAGGTCATCGGTGTGTGGCATCTCAGGTTCGTATTCATCTACATTGAGATGGCGCTTTTGAGCCTCCAAGATAATCTGATTGCGACCATGGAGGAATCGTCGTCCCTGTGTAGGGTGCGACTTATCGAATATCCAGTTCGCATATTCAGGCGAGTGAACAATAATTGCGTGTTCCATTAGGCGTCCTCTTTCTCACTTATTGGATAAAGATAGCCACCCATTGCGACATCTGCTCCAGTTTTGATAACAATTCCTTCGTCTGAAAGATGAACAGTTGCTTCAGGGAAGAACTGCACAATCCACTTTTGTAAATCGTTTTTTGTCTCTACTTCGTTAAAGTCCATCTTTCATCCTCTCTATTATTAACCCCAGTTTATAGTAAATTAACTATAACTACAAACGCTCGCTTCTGAAGAAATATCCGTCATCATGAAGTTTGTAACCCAAAGAGTTCACAACATGAAAACACATATCCATTCCTGTGCCATTAACTTTTAGGGCATTGGTCTTAGCGTCTTGCTTGTAATCGAGAATGTCTCGAATTGCTGGAGTTATCCATATTGGCTTGTTATCTACTATTACATAGAAATCAATTGTTCTTGATAATCCACTAGCAGACACGGAGCGAACGATTGAATAAATCTCAGTATTTCGAGGCAGTACCTCGAGAACCTTTTGCCCGTAAGTCTTTTCTTTTACAGCCTTCATTAGTTTCCTCCCTTGCTAATTAAGCCCGCTTCGATAAGTGCTGACGCGGTGCGTCCGTAATGACCTTGAAGTTGCCATGCCAGCCCTGTATCTACTAGGTGCTGGAACAATTCAACAGTCTTTTCTCCATCAAGTTCGCCTGTCTCATAAGCGATAATCGCGCCTACGCGGTCATAAGGCTTTTGAGTCGGGCAATCCTTGTAAGGATTCTCCTGACCTTCGTTATCTTCGCAGGTGCAGAAATTAAACTTCTCGACCTGTGTGGCATGAGTTAATTCTGCTAACTCTCCCCATGAAATTGATTCTTGACTCATTATGCAATCACCCCAATCTTCTCAAATCCAAAGTCGGCACATACATAACCGACGCCATCAATCTCGACCTCATCGCCTACTGAAAGCGCTGTGTGAGTGCGAGTTTCTGAAAGTAGTGGCTCTATAAGTAAACTCCACCATGTACCTTGATAAAGGTTTGTTTGCTTGTAAATCTCTTCGCATATTGCGAAATCTGTTGTGTCTGAAACTGGCAACTTAAATTCGATAGAACTTACGAAGCGACCAATTTCAGGCTTATCTCCAAAAGCCTTCCAAGTGATTTTTACTTTCTTCATGATGTCTCCTCTCTAAGACAATATGATTATATCACAACTAGGGTTAGTTATTCCTGTTAATTCTAACCTGTGAAACAGGAATTCCTTTTTCCTTGGCAAACTCTCTTTTTGCCTTGGCAACCGCTGACCGCTTTTGCTTAGATTCAGCAGTCAAGATTAAGAAGGCAACAACATTCGCCCAACCTTGAGCATCTTCAGCGTTTTCAGCGCCGTAAGTAGCCAACCATTCCGCGGCGCTGTGTAAATCGCCTACGGATGGTGATTGAGGCACCAAACCTTCGTGAAGGAATCTATCGACTGAATCCTCATCGGAGGAAATTCTGTTTCCCCACTCAAATCCTTTGTAATCAAGACTCATTACTTGAACCTTTCTACTTTTAATGCACTTTGGAATTCTTTCTCAAACTCGACTGCATAACACTTGACGCAGACTTGTTCAGGAAAGACTTCGAACTTTCCAATGACCACTCCGCACTTCACGCACTTCATGGGGTCTCCTCTCTCTTACATACCGAGTGTAACATAACTGGGGTTGTAAATCAAACTAGGCTCAATTTGATTATCTAACCCCCGTCGTGTATAATGGATTATGAGAGGGGGAAACTATGGCTTTTCAAGACAGAGACCAAACCACTCGGGTCTATCGAAGTGAGACTCGATTAAAGGCAATGAACGAAGAGTTCACTTTGAAAGAGTGCCAAAAGTTTGTGGACAAAGTTCTTGCTCGAAAGTACATCAAGGACAAGTACGGCTGGAATCGACCAATCGTGGTCTTAGATGGCAGAGGTCGTAGAAGTGCTGGGGCGACATTCCGCCATGGTCAATATGTGATTCTCTTGCCAAAGTGGGGCAGACATAAGTTTGTCATCTTGCATGAGTTAGCGCATCACTTATCCAATGACCGCTGGAGCCACGGAGCAAAGTTCGCTACTTGCTTACTTGACCTAGTTCGCAATGTCATGGGCAAAGAGGATGCCGATAAATTGCAAGCAGGATTCCATCTTCAGGGAGTTCGATTAGTGGGGAGCAATGGAAACTTTGCAAAAGCAAGATTGCCAAAGTCTCAGGTTGATTGGTTCAAAGCGGAAAAGCAACGCCAAGCAATTCTCAAGCAAAAGTTGAAGGATGTTGCATAAGGTAAACTTCAGGCATGAAGAAACTTCAAGACATCCTTAGTCGCATGGTGGCTGTTTTCACCGTGGGCGCTTTAGGCACTTTAGGTGCTGGGGCTGTCATGGGAGTTGATACATGGGTAGCGCTATCAATGGCTGGGCTGTTGGCTGTCGCTTCAGTTGCAGAGCGACTAGCCCGTGAATATCTCGACGATGGAAAACTCACACTTGATGAAATCAATGGAGCGTTCAGTCCATTCGCTAAATCTGAAGAGGTTAATCTTCCTTCTGACGACGAAGAGGGTAAGTCAAAACCCAAACGGCAAAAGTAATTAGGATTGAATAGCCGACAATATTTTTAGCAACACCATCAACAAGAATCCAAGCAACAAACATTCCTAGCATCGTCCATATTTGTCCGATGATGTCATTCAAAAAGTCTTTCAATTTGGTCTCCTATATCCAATACCACCAACAGCGGTAGCAATTGTAGTCGTAGCGATATTGCCAACGATTGTCGCGGCAATAATTGTTTTACTTGCTTCTTCGCGTTCTTCAGGAGACATATCCGCTCCAAGGTTTCCAATAGCGAAAAGCAATTGTGCTGGGCTTTCAAAGATTGCAGAAAGAATCTCGGTTGGTGAAACAAGTAGTTCTAAAGCATCTGCAACTTCGGCGGTAATAATGACCGCATTTCCATTCTCATCTGTTCGAACATCAACAGGAGTTTCGGCTGGAAGGTCAGAGAAATCAAGACCCGCTTCCTCAAGGGCTGATGCAGGTACGGCTGGAGCATCAATAAATTGAGCAACAATCGCAACAGCAACAATTTCCTTTTCCTCTTCAGTTAATTTACCATCGGCATTAACATTCTCAATGATGGCACTAACTTCTGAAGCGGTGACAGTTCCATCTTGTAGGATGTTCTCAACAATTTCGGAGGTAGGCAATGATTCTATGGACGGACTTTCTTGCGTTGGCTCTACTGGCGCTGGTTCTTGTGATGTTTCGGGTGCTGGGTCGGACGAATCCTGTTCCTCCGCAGGTGGCTCGACTGGTTCGGGGGATTGAGGTTCTGATGGTTCTTCTACTGGTGGCAATGTTTCTGATGGTTCGGGGTCAGTAGGTGGTAGCGGTTCGGGTGTGGGATTTGTCGGGTCAGTTTCCGCTGGGGGTTCAGACGGTTCGGGCTGAGGTTCTTCAACGGGCTGAGGAGTTGGCTCAGGCTCGGGGAGCGGTTCAGGTTCAGGGAGTGGTGCGGGTGGCTCTACGGGACTTGGACTTGGCTCAGGTAGAGGAATCGGATTCGGTGTGGGTTCAGGACTTGGAGCGGGAGTCGGCTCTACCGAAGGGGTATCGACTGGATTCGGAACAGGGATTGGTTCGGGACTTGGTTCAGGTAACGGAACTGGAATTGGGGTAGGAGATGGAACTTGGGTTGGCGGTTGCGGGAGCGGTGTTGGCTCTGTTGTATTGGTATCAGGTAAAGGGGTAGGCGATGGCGCAGGTGTGGGTTCAGGTGTGGACGGCGCAGGTGCCTGGGTCGGTTCAGGTTGAGCAGTCGGAGTTGGCGAAGGTTCAGGGGTTGGAGAACTTGAAGGCGTTGGTTCCGATGTTGGTTGAGGTGACGGAGAAGGAGTGGCAGTTGGTTCCGTCGGTGTTGGTGAAGGACTCGCCGTTGGTTCAGGTGATGGAGTCGGAGTAGGTGCATCTCCATATTCAAGAATTACAGAAAGACGCTTATAGGTTCCTCCACATGGGTCACCAAAAATATCATTTATTGCCATGATTGATGCAATTACTTTTCCTAAAAACATTTGAGCAACTTTTTCAATTGAGTTTGGTGCATGACAGGCACTAATCGTGTAATTCTCAGGTGTTCCATAACTTGCAAAAAGAACAGCAGTAAATATTTTTCCTAGCGGAGCAGAAAGTTCTAAAGCGCTACCTTCGCTGGCTGTACCATTTACAACATTAGTTGGTGAAGGAGAAATCGGTGGAGATGTTTCTGTTTGTGTTTGTGTTGGTGATGGGCTTGGCGTTGGGCTGGATGTTGGCGTCGGAGATTCAGAAGGACTACTTGAGGGCTGAGGCTCAGGAGTCGGTGAAGGCTGAGGTTGAGCAGTTGCGGTCTCAGTTGGTGTGGGAACAGGTGAAGGTTCAACAGTTGGAGTCGGTGTTGGCTCGGCGCTCGGAGATGGAGAAGGCTCCGATGTCGGAGAAGGCGAAGGAGTCGGCTCTGAAGAAGGGCTGGGGCTGGGTGCTGGGGCAGGAGAACTCACCGAAATAGTAAAGATTGGTCCGTACCATCCAGCCCAAAAACCGTTATCGATTCCTGAAACCGTTATTGTCGCCTGACCCGAAACAACAGCGCTTACGCTGGTTTGCTCTATCGCATTACCACTAAAACTTTGCCCATTGATTGAAACGCTCCAATTATCAGCAATAGGGCTACAACTTCCAATGCAGTTAGCAATTGTGTTATTGATTGCCACGGTCACGGTTGAGCCATCGGCAACATTGGTCGAATAGGTGGCGCTACCGCCCTGATAGTCAAACTGAACCGAATCGCCCGAAACATTGCCATTGGATACGGATTGCCAGTTACCCTCGGCGCTCGCTGAATCTGAGGGAATCATGAGCCAGCCGAAGGTCAAAAAGCAAACTATGACAATTCGTAATAAACGCACTTTTGACCCTTTTAACTGGGGTCACGGGGACACGACAGGCTCCTATTGTACCAATTGGCTAAATCATGCTAAACTGGGGTTGTAAATGAGAGGAGACCCAATGAGCGTGACAAAAGAGTTCGCGGTCAAGATTGATACAGAATTATCATCTTGGTACGACAAGCGCTGGGATTTGGTCAATAAGTTAGAGAGCGCTGAAGATTCCAAAAAGTTCTACGAAAAGTATTATGCAACTTCAGTAGAAAAGATTGAAGAATCAATTCAAAAGATTGCAAAGATTAAGTTAGAAATCGGCAAGGTCAATATCGAGATTTCTAAGTTAAATGCGATTTACAACCAAGACCCATGGACAAGGGCTTTCTTGGTCATCAACAGCAACGGTCATGTTCATAGTTCAATGGATTGCTCGACTTGCTTCTCAACTACTCGTTACCAATGGTTAATCCAGTACAGCAACGACGATGAGAAAACTATCGTTGAGGATGCTGGTAAAGATGCTTGCACAATTTGTTACCCAAGCGCTCCAGCGGATGTCTTAAATCGTCCATCACGAATCGTCACAGCGGACAAGATTGCTAAGGCTCAAGCAAAGGCAGAGCGCGATGCAAAGCGTGAAGCAAAGTTAGCGAAGGAAAAGGCAAACGCTCCAACAGCATCAGGCGAATTCTTAACCTACAAAGAGGGTAAGTACACCCGAGTTATCAAGACAGAGCGTTCAGCGGTTACTGAATGGTTCAACCTTCAATGGACAATTGAAAGAGAAGTTGTCACCCACTACTTCAATGGTGAGGCACACAGCGCAGAGAGCATCCAAAAGCAAAAGGATGAAATAGCGTTTGCTCAAGAGATTGCTGACTTGATTGCAAGAAATCTTGCAGAAAAGAACGGCGTTTCATTTGACCAACAGTTGAAAATACTGAATAATAAGTATCAGAAGAGGAGGGAATCATGAAACAAGTTGAAGAGTTAATGGCAAAGATAATTGCCGAACAGAACGAGCAACTTAATCCTGACCTAGTTCCATACTTAGAACAAAGTAGCGAGGGCTGGATGATGTTGCGTCATCCACTTGTCTATCAAGTTCCATTCTTCTCAAACGGTAGCGCTAATGCTTACTACGAGCAGAAAAGAAAAGCGGTAGAAAAAGCAACTGGGGATAAGAATTACAAACAATTCGTTTGGTTATTCGAGCGTCCTTATCGTGTCGAGGCTTTCATCAAGATTGCTGACAAGTTGAGCGATACCGATTACTGGAAACTTCTTAGCGATGTGTGGATTGATACAGAGAATCAGTACGCATATATCAAAGAGTGGAAAAAGTTACTGGCTTCAAAGCGTTCGAATCGTCATTACATGATGACCGAAGAAGAGGACAACATCTTGCGCTCGCTTGCTCAAGAGGTAACTATCTATCGCGGATGCCAAAAAGGTATCAACGAAGATGGATTGTCATGGACTTTAGATAAGTCCAAGGCACAGTTTTTTGCCAATCGATTTGGCAAGAAGGGAATCATCTTAGAGAGGACGGTTTCCAAGAATGACATCGTGGCAGTTCTTACAGGTCGCGGTGAATCCGAGGTCATATGTGAGGTGAAGAAATGAAATGTTTTACCTGCGGTAGCGAATTACGACTAACAATGATTAAAGGCAAAACATATTGCTTCAGATGCGAGGCAGATGCTTCAATGGAGCAGTACGGAATAGTTCGACCAAAGAAAGAGAGGAGCGCATAATGATAGAAGAGAGATTAGCGAAAAAGGGTATTCGCCTGACCGCTAAGGGGCGACGCTGGGCAGACAATTTTGAGGGAGCGGTATTTGCCCTAGGCATATTGCTTGTTTTCGGCATTGTGGGGTCAATTGAGAGCGGGAGGTGGTTCTAGTGTTAATTCCATCATGGACAAAGTTCAAAGAGCCTCTAAAGGTCTCTGAAGCCTCTCTAGCCCGTATCCGTAGGCTAGAGCGCGAGAAGTTGCTCGCTGAAGAGTCGGACAAACGACACGCTCGACGCAAGGCTCGAATGGATTTGATTATTAAACCCTAGTTTGATATAATTACTATGTAACCAAGAGAGGGGATACAAAATGGCTCAAGTAGCAGAAAAGAAAAAGGCACTAACAAAGAATCAATGCCACAACATTTATGTTGAAGCATACGAGGCTGGTCTTGCGGCTGGCAAAGATGCAGATACTCCAAAGTTTGTAGTTGGTTCTCCAACTACTCCACTTGGAAGCGACATTGATTTCAATAAGAAAACATACATCCTTGACGGATTGTGCGGGTTTGCTTGGGTAAACATTTCTCCAGCGCGAGGTGCGTTTGTGAATTACCTAAAGTCTCGCCAAGTCGGTAGCAAGGGTTATTACGGAGGCTACGAGATTTGGGTTCGAGAATTCGGACAGAGCGTAGACCGTAAATATGCTTTCGCTCAAGCCTTCGCTGAGGTACTTGGTAAGTACGGAATTGAAGCGAGCGCTGGCAGTCGCCTCGATTAAATAGAGTTCACCCACCGAAAGACTTTCTTCCGCAAGGACATGAAACCTCGGTGGGTGAATTGCTACATATGAGGTACCATTCCTATCGGGTACCCATAGTTCGGTGGCGTTGATGCTTCGTTGCGCGTCCGTCCTCTCTCTAGCGTGACTTATCTGCTCCGCCACCGAACGCCCAACTCTAGTTAAAAATATCCTTGACAATCATTCAGAAGAGTCTGCTACCTTTAATGCAGGTTCGCAAAACACCTACACCTCAAAAGCGAGGTCAGTCCGATACTGACAACAGGGAAGCGCTACATCCAGTAGTGACGAATAGTTCGCTCCGAACAATGGAGGAATATGCGATTCTATGAAAAAGTTCTATCCAAACCGATTCCAGTAGGAATCCTCGTTTTAGGATTCATCATTTTGAATCCGTTCCACATTCCGCCTGACCCAGTTGCTCAAGCGGTTGAAGTAGTTGTGGAAGTGCCTGTATTAGTCGAGCGCACACCTGAAGCATCAAAGGTTTATGCCAAAACTCAATTGCCTAAATTCGGTTGGGACACTCCTATTCAATGGGAATGTCTGATTGATTTGTGGACAAAGGAATCAAACTGGCGTCCTAATGCTTACAATAAAACTCCCGTATACCAAAATGGAGAAAAACTCCATGCTGGAGGGATTCCTCAGATTCTCGGATTAGACCCCGATATTTCTGTGGAGCGTCAGATTGAAAGAGGCTTGGTCTATGTCGAATCTCGATACGGGTCACCTTGCTCGGCGTGGCGTTTTTGGGAAAGAAATTTTTGGTACTAACCTCACCGCATGAGTGAGGAAAACAAGAAACCTTCATTGATTGACGATGCGCTCGCCGAAATCGGGCGCATCGCCTTTCAAGACCCTGCAATATGCACGGGATGGGTTTTGGTATCTGAATGGATGGGCGAGGGTGACAAAGAGTATTGGACGCTCACACTTGCTGATGATGATAACCCTGACTGGAGACATAAGGGATTAGTTCATCACGCGTTAGCAACATGGGAGGCAGATGATGACATTGGATTCAAAGATAATTCAGACAAACCAAAAGATTGAGCAAGACCGACAAGACCTTTTGAAAAAACTGCTTGAAGAACGATTTGGAAATCCGACACGCGAAAGAGTCGATTACCCTAAATCTCGTAAATAGTCTGTCACAATTACAACATGAGTTTAGTGTCATTTCTTGATGAAGCCCCGTGTCGCAATTCAGACCCGTGGTTATTTGACCAACATCAAATTGACCTTGCTCGACCTGCACTTGATATTTGTAAGACCTGTCCATTTTGGACTAATTGCGATGAGTGGGTAGCACCAAGAGCCAGTTTCTTCGATGGAGTTTGCGGAGGCAAGGTATGGCGTAACGGAAAAGTTTTGGCTAAGTTAATCCATGCTTTCCCTAATCAATTAAAAGTTGGAGACGATGAGATTGAAGATGCCATGGACTTTCGAGGGAGCGAGTTGCTGGGGGATTGATACAGATTTTTTCTTTCCTGAAGCAAACACAGTAACGGAGGAAAACAAAAAGGCAAAAAAGATTTGTAGTGGGTGCATAGTTAAGCAAGATTGTCTGACCTATGCTCTACATTACAGAGTAAGCGGTATTTGGGGCGGAACATCAACTAAAGAACGCGAAAGAATAAGAAAACAACTAAACATAATAGCCAAACCAATCACGAATGAGAGACACATAGCATGAGCGCACCAATCACAATCACAGGAAACCTAGTTGCTGACCCTGAACTTAAGTTCACACAGAACGCTAAGGCATTAGCAACTTTCACAGTAGTTTCATCAAAGTCATCCAAGAAGCCTGACGGAACTTGGGAAAATACAGATACAACTTTTTGGGACATCAAGGTATGGGGTAAGACCGCTGAGAATGTCGCCGATTCACTCCGTAAGGGAGTTGCAGTAATCGTCTCAGGGACGGCAGTTCAAGAGTCTTGGGATGATAAGAACACAGGGCAAAAGCGCTCAAAGATTACGGTTACTGCATGGAATGTCGGAGCAGACCTCAAGCGTCACACATACTCGGTGCCAGTAATTGAGCGCTCAGATGCCTCATATAACCCACCAAGCGCTGTATCAGAGTTCGACCCATGGAGTGCGCCACTTGCTCAAGATGCGCCACCTTTCTAACCCATGTTGTATGCTAGGGGTTGATATTATCCTGAAGGGGGTAAGAAATGGCTTGGACTGATTTTTTCGTTGGCACATTGCCAAACGGTAAAACTGTTGTGTCACCTGAAGGTCGCCCATATGTTTCTATGGAGATTGCTCCGAAAGAGTATGTGGAAATTCATTTGACCACTAGCGAGACTGAATTACCATTCAAAATTATCTTCAAGCGCTTCGATGCGATTGGTGGATTACTTGAAGAGCGTGAGTATGCACAGGCTGGAACAAAAGACTTGGCTCGAAAGTTTGCAATGGAAACTGCAACTTTCCGTCTTAACTCTTTTGAATTTGTCCTAGACGGAGAATAAAAGCCTAAATTTCACTCGCGCTATAATCATCGGGTGTATAACGACTTTACTCCCAATGGTGATGGAGTCGTGTCTGTTCTAGGAGCATTTGCTATTCAGTCACATGAATTATTCATGGAGTTGAAAAAGGCTGGTTTCGATGAAGAACAGGCAATTAGAATTGTCGTTGGATTAGCCAGCAAAGAGTAAGTGAGAGGCAAACATGGCAGAAAGACCTGACCTTCAAGAACTTGGTTCTACTGGTTTACGCCGTTCGGGTGGAACAGTTTATGAAGAATTTCTCACGAACCTTCGTGGTCAAAGAGGCGCTCGCATTTATCGCGAGATGTCTGACAATGACCCAACTATCGGTTCAATGCTCTTTGCTATCGAAAAAGTTGTTACTCGTCTTGAATGGCGTGTAGACCCATATTCAGATAATTCTGCCGATGGTGATGTAACTCCACAAGATAAAGAGACGGCTGAATTCGTAGAGTCTTGCTTGCATGATATGTCAGATTCTTGGGATTCAACTTTATCTCAAATGCTTTCAATGCTTATCTTTGGTTATTCATACCATGAGATTGTTTACAAAAAGCGTGGTGGCGATACTAACGATGCTAAGACCCGCTCTAAGTTTAATGATGGAAAAATCGGTTGGCGCAAGATGCCTATTCGCGCTCAAGAAACTTTGTTCCAATGGAGTTTTGATGAGGACGGCGGTATTCAAGGTTTCTCTCAGATGGACCCATCAAACGGTGGATTCCATCAGATTCCAATTGAGAAGGCTTTGCTATTCCGTACATCTTCACAAAAGAATAACCCTGAAGGTCGCTCAATTCTTCGTAACGCATACCGTCCTTGGTACTTCAAGCGTCGTATTGAAGAAATTGAAGCCATTGGTATTGAGCGCGACTTAGCAGGTTTGCCAGTTGCATTTGTACCACCTGAGTATTTATCTTCTGCGGCTACCGCTGAACAGCAAGCGGTTCTTGCATCCATTCAACAGATTGTCACCTCTATCAAGCGTAATGAGCAAGAGGGCATTGTTATGCCATCTATCTACGATGATGCAGGGCATAAGTTATTCGACCTTCAGTTAATGTCATCAGGCGGTTCACGCCAGTTCGACACAGACAAGATTATTCAGCGCTATGACCAGCGTATGTCTATGTCAATTCTTTCTGACTTTATTCTTTTAGGTTCAGACCGAGTTGGCTCATATGCACTTGGTACATCAAAGATGGATTTATGGTCAATGGCGGTTGATTCAATTGCTAAAAACATTGCCGAGGTAATGAATCAGTACGCAATTCCTCGCCTATTAAAGTTAAACGGCATGGATACATCTCGCGCTCCTTATCTAACTTATGGTGAAGTAAGCCATGTTGATTTGACCGAGATTTCAGACTTCGTAAGCAAGTTGGCTGGAGCAGGTGTCTTGATGCCTGACCCTAACTTGGAAGATTACCTACGCGAGTTGGCTGGACTTCCACCTGCTGAACACGATGGTGCTAATTACGGTATGCCTCCAATGCCTGAAGGCGATGTTGCGCCTCAAGGTACAGAAGAGCCTCTTGAGCCTGGCGAATTAGGATTAGATATTCCCGAAGGAACGGAACCGTTTGTCGGCGATGAGGAGTAAGCAATGCCATTCAAATTTCGAAAGGCAGATGCTCCTCGTCGGAATCCGCTAACAGCCGAAGAGCAAGCATTAGCGAGAGTTCTTTATGATGCAATCCGTAAAGCAACAGACAAGATTAAGGTTGAAGAGTTGGCTCGTATCATCGAGCGCCTCGACCCTGATTCTCTCAACCGTTTGCTCAATGCCATTTCAGTTGGTGGCAATCGCCGTAATATCGAACAAACTCTTTTAGAGTCAATTGATATGGGTGGTACTGAAGCCATCCAACAGATTCAATCTATTGCTCCGAAGTTAGCCCTTCCTGCATTTATACCTAAGCCAGTAAAGATTACAAACAAGTCTCCAATGGCGAACATGGATTTTACTCAAGTTCCTAATTGGGCAAGACCTACACCTGCCAAAGTTGATTTCTCAATGTCTTTTAATAAGACAAACCCAAACTCTTTAGCCTTTGCATCTACTCGCGCTGGTGAGTTGATTCAGAGCATTGATGAATTAACTCGTATCGCCATCCGAAAGATTATTACCGATTCATTCAATGAGCAGATAGATGTTCGAGCAACAGCACAGCGAATTAAAAATATTGTTGGACTTCATCCAAAGTGGGCAGATGCAGTTATCAAGTATGAAAAGGCTGAGATTGCCCGTCTTATGCGAGCAGGTCAAAAAGAGGCTACTGCTCGACGCAATGCACAGGCTCGAGCATCACGATATGCAGACCAGTTAAAGAGCAAAAGAGCAACCATGATTGCTCGCACAGAGATTCAGATTGCACAGAACGAAGGTCGTTACGAGGGCTGGAAGCAAGCCAACGAAGCGGGATTTGTAGACCCTCAAGCAATGAAGATGTGGGTGACAGCCCTAGATGAGCGTACTTGCGATATATGCGCTCCTTTGAATGGTGAAATTGTTCCTTGGAATGGTTTATTTTCTATTGGTCTTGAAAAACCAGTTGTTCACCCTAACTGCCGTTGTGCGATGGTCATAGTTCCACCTGAGAGAACATTATGAGTCTGACAATTAAATTTGAGGCTGGGCTTCGACCTGTTGTAAAACATCAAGAACACGACCAATCTAGTCACGGCAATTGGGCAAAAGGTGTTACAACAGAATTAACTAATTGGAACCCAAAAGATAAAGTTCCTGATGCTCCCCGTAATGCAACAGGAACTACTGAAAAGTTTTGGGATAACTGGGAACATGGAGTTGATGGCGACCAATTTGTAGATTTATACCGTCAATATGCAGGGGAGATGCTTGGTTTACCAGTACCCAAAAGTGACAAAGATGTTGGTGGCTCTGAGCATTATTTAACTCAGCGTGGATTCGGCGGTTCTTCTACTGAAACGGTAAGAAAACAAACTGAAGCAGTTCTTAATGCAATTGCCAATGGACGACCACAACCAACTTTGTATCGAGGTATCGCGGCAAGTGATGAGCAGTCGAGAGCGCTTCTTGAAAAGTTCACAAATCTTGAAGAAGGCGACACAATTGATATGCCTATGGTTTCAACAACTCGCTCCCTTGGAGTTGCTCAATGGTATGCAGTTGATAGGTCATACGCTCCTAATGACACAAAAGTAATTCTTAAAATTCAAGAAGGCGCAAAGGGAGTATCAGTCAATCCTGAAAAAAGTTGGTACCCATCAGACTTTGAAACTATTACTAGCGGTAAATTTGAGGTAGTTGGAAAGTCTGAAGTAACTGTCCCTTATTGGTCTAGGAGAGCAACTCACGCTCGAACTTTTGAATCAAGGGACGGACAAACTGGATACAGAATTCAAGACCCGAATGATTTAAGTTGGGACAGCGTAGATACCCAAAGGGAAAAGCCCGTTATGACATAATCAAAAACGGAGCCAATACTGGAAATTTTGCTAAAATCGAAACTGCCACGCTAAAGTACACAAATGACCGTCAGCCTAGTGGAGTTAAAGATGGTCAAGACATCACAGTTAATTCTTGGGTTAGACAAGAGCCAAAAACATTTACAGTCATTGAGGTCAAAATGATAGAACCTCATGTGGTTAGAAAAGGCGCTGACCTAGGAGTTGTTTTCCATAATTTATTTAATGATGTTCCTTTTGTTCGCGATGAAGAAGAAGTTTTGAAGCATGGCTCCCATGACCAAAAGACCCACGGAAACTGGGCTTCAGGCAATTACGAGAATCTTTCTGACTGGTACAAAGATGAAGTAAAAGTATTTGGTTCTGAGACCGAACGAGAAGTTTATTTCATGGAGAAACTATTTAGCCAACGGTTAAAAGGTTTTACCGAGTTGGCTCATCCTGAATTCACACAGGCAATAAGTTTCTATCAGAGTGCTGGTGGTTATCACATGAATGAGGCTTTAAGAGACCCTCAAATAAGTGATGATGGATATAAAGGAACAATTGATTCGCTTGATAAAGCAATAGAAACCGCACCTGCTCTTTCTGAAGAATTAGTTGCTTACAGAGGAGTTAAGGGAAATGGTTTAGATTTCTTTGACAAACTAAAAGTCGGCGATACATGGCAAGATAAAGGCTATACATCGACAACTATTGATGCTGGGGTTGCTCAGCAATTTGGTGGTTCACAACCATATTACGATGGTTTAGTATTTCGTATGAAATTACCCGCTGGCACGAAGGGAATCTTTCCTGCTGGCTACCATGAGCCTTTGAATGGATGGACTCCTGATACGACTGAGGCGGAATTCTTAATGGGTCGTAACAGTAAATTCAGAGTGGTCGCTCAGCGCGGAAAAGTATGGGATGTGGAGGTCGTCAATGATTGAGAATTTTGTCTACGACTCCCCTAAAGGATTATCACTTGTCATCGAAAAGCATGGAACTCACGACCAAAAGACTCATGGCAATTGGGCTACTGGAGCCAGCATGGGAGAAGGCGTCGCCTCAAGCATCCTAGAGCGCGTTAAAGCCAATGGTGGACTCTCGGTGAACATGGTAGATGGGTCTGAACCTACTAGCGGGTATATGGTCGCTAAAGGCTCACAATACGGTTCAATCGCGAGCGAGGCTGATTTCTATGACCCAGTAAAGGGTCCAAAGATTCTTGCTGATTACATGAAGAAAAATAAGTCCGACCTTGCAACGGGGAAAAACTACCTCGGTTTATGGCATAATAAGGACGACGGACAGGTGTATCTCGACATATCTGAAAACATTCAGGATGTAGATACTGCTAGAACTCTCGGCGCTCAACGCGACCAAATCTCAATTTGGGATGTCGCTAACTTTGCTGAGATAGAAACAGGAGGAACAGGTAATGTCGGAAAAACTCGAGGTAGTACAACTACCCGACATCTCGAAGATGACGGACGAGGAAATCGAACAATACGCCCAGCAACTTTGGGCAAAATTGGAAAAGCCCTCAAAGTAATTCGTTTTGAGGCGGGGTTAATCCCTGTCTTGAAGCACGGTACGCATGACCAAGCAACCCATGGTAATTGGGCGCGTGGAATCTCTGCTGAAGATGAAGCACTCATTGACCAAATGAGTACGATGGGTCCATCTAAAGAAGATATTTTGAACGCATTAGTTGATGCTGAACAGCCTGATACTTCAGATTTAGAAATGATGGTCAATAATGATTCAGGGCTTTATGACCAAGCAACTGAGGGAATTGATGAAAGAGTCGAAGAGGCTTTTCAAGAGGCAAAGTATGAGTACGAGGATGCAGAGGCTAACGCCAAAGCCAATGAAGAATTAAGAAATCGTTTGTACGAAAAAATTCAAGATGAGATGATTCAAGAATTTATCGATGGCGATGATGGAACTCTTGCTCAATTGTGGCAAGAAGAGAATGGCGGGGGTGAATTTAACCCTGAAGATTTACATGGCTTCTTTGATGAGGTTTATGGAATGAGCCATGATGTTACCGATAATGCTGGAAATGTAACGACCACTCTTGATTCATCAACAACTAATATTTATAGAGATGGCGAGCGCTTGGTAATTCAAGGTCAAGTTACTGACTCAGATGGTAATTTTGCTGGAGAGTTTCAGAGAAGTTTCTACAAAGAAACAAATGATGATGGTAATGAAATTTTAGTTGTGGAACATGACTTACTACGCATGGCTGATGAATACCGTGGCTCAGGCTTTGGAGGCAAGTTCCTTGCCCAGCAAGAGGCATATTATGTGTCTAAGGAAATTGATGCAATCAATGTTGGAACAGCATGGGATGGCGCTCGACATTGGGCTAGAGCGGGATTCGACTTTAATCCTCAGTATCTTGATGGCAGTATTAGAGAAATAGCCCGACGGGTCAGTTCGGGAGTTTATGATGTGGCAAAGTTTGGTACTCCTGAACGCGAAGAATTCGATGCTGTTATGAGTAGGGCAGTTAATGACTATGAATCTACTGAGTCAGGTATTCGCTACTCATCAGTAAAAGAAATCAGAGAAGATAATTTCCCAATTCCTAACGATTTCGCGATGATTGGCTATGGTCGCAGAACTCAATCGGGAACAAACGATTTAGGTAAGCCCGAGTACACATGGGCAGGTAAAGACCTTTTAGCCGATTTGAACCTAAAGTATCGCAAGGGTCTAACCCAAGAAGGTCGAACCATCAATCAGGGACCAATTGACCGAGATGGCGATGGATTGGTCTACGACGGAACCGCTCGCGAAAAGCCCGCTCCTACGGTAAACTCATCACCATGAACAGAGAGCAGAGACTTCAAGCCATAGCAAGAATCGATGCTTCCATGCCTTCAGATTATGAGGGCAACCCAAGCGACCAAGAGATTGCTATTTTAGATAAGATTGTTGCAGAGAATCTAACCTCGGTTGAGGAAACTAAATAACAGTTAGAAAGTAATCCGCTATCATTGCAACATGGCGGATATTGCTCCTAAGTTAATCTCACTCAGCGCTGAACAACTTACAGCGCTTCATGACCGTATTCATAAATCTGAAGCCTCTCCAGCGACTATCGAGGTTCACCACACAGTTCTTAATGAGATGGCTCGACGAAAGATGGAGCGCCCTGTCGATGAATGGGACAAGTTCGAGATTCTTGTTGATTCAATCAATGATGTAGACCTGACTTCTCTTGGCTCATCCTTGCCAGCCGAAATGGTTGATGATGTTATTAAGTCCGCTGGAACAAACATTGGCAATGTCCAAACTTTCCTAACTTCAAACGGCTATGAAATGCGTATCGAGCCAGTCGAGTCTGACCCTATGGAAAAGATGATTCGTGAAGAGGATGGCAAGTTCACCGTTTACGATTCAACGGGAACACGAAAGTTCGGAACCTATCCTTCAAAGAAAAAGGCTGAAGAGCGTCTTGCACAAATTGAAAGATTCTCAAAGGCAGACAACACTCCTCCAAAGGCAGTTCGAGATGCGGCGCGTCGTGCGCTTGACTGGATTGCAGATGGCAAGGCTGGAAGCGGATTTACTTCAGTTGGTCGCCGTCGTGCATCACAGTTGGCATCAGGTGAAAACATTTCACTAGACACCTTAAAACGAATGAAGTCTTTCTTCTCTCGTCACGAAGTTGATAAGAACGCAGTTGGTTTTAGCCAAGGCGAAAAAGGTTTTCCATCCGCAGGTCGAGTTGCTTGGGATGCTTGGGGTGGAGATGCGGGATTCGCATGGGCTGAGTCTATGGTTGCTCGCGCTGAAAAAGAAGAAGTTGCAAAACATAACCAAGGTCAGCATGACCAAAAAACTCATGGCTCTTGGGCAGATGATATTGCTCAAGCAATGCTGGATGGTAAGCATCCTCATGTTGAGGCTGAGAATGTTTCGGCATTTCTTATGGGCGCGGCAAAGCGAACAGACCACCCTGACCTTACTGAGTTGAGTGTTGATGGAACACTTTTATTTGGTGATGAGGGAATGGGTATTGCTCGAAAAGATATGCCACAAATTCCTGGAAAAGAACGCGCTCGTTTTCTATCTGAGATTGAAAAATCTGAAGGTGTGACTGCAACCGCCGAAGAAGTAGACCCAACAAAACTCAAGCCTATTCAGAAAGAAATTTCATCTTCTCGTTCAGGTGCTATCTACAACAAATTCCGTGAAGAGGGTGGAATTCCTCAAGATGAAAGAATTTTGATTTCAAGCGACGGTTTTGTTATTGATGGTCACCATACATGGGGCGCATCAGTCGGCTTTGCTTTTGATAATCCTGGGACTAAGTTACCAGTTTACCGTCTATCGGTAACAGCAGAAGAGGCGCTTTCTGTATCCCGTGACTGGGCTACAAAAAATGGTTTTGAAGGTCAGGCTATCGATGCCCCAGCAAAGAAAAGTTTGATATGGCAACCACTTGAAAAGCATGGCACACATGACCAAGCAACACATGGAAGTTGGGCTAACAACTCAGTATCGACTGGTCTTGCTGAAGATGTTGCGCCTAAGTCATCTCGTTCACCTGAAGCAGTTGCACTTGCTACATCTCTTCGTGAACGCGCTCTTGCAGTTGAGCCAACAGTTACAAACTTGGTTAAGAGTCTTGTTGCTCAAAGTGGTGGAGAGTTGATTGGTCTTGAGCAAAGAGTCAAATCAACAGATTCGCTTGCTCGCAAAATTGATGCAGATGCAGAAAAAGAATTTGGTGGCGATAAAGAAAAAGCGAGCGCTTCAGTTTCAGATACGCTTCGATACACCATGGCAGTTGGAGAAGAAAACTACACACAGGGTCTTGAAAGTACAGTCAATGCTCTTGAAGCAACTGGATGGCAACTTCGCGTTAAGAACTTTTGGCAGTCAGGTGACCCTTACGACGGAACTAATATCAAGGCTACAAAGGACGGCGTGACAGTCGAACTTCAGGTCCACACACCAAAGTCTCACTCAGTTAAAGAGAAAGAACTACATAACGAGTATCAGGTTTACCGTGAGGCTAAGGATGATTCAGTCCGACGCAGTTCATGGGACAAGATGGTTGATATTGCAAAAGCAATTCCTCGTCCATCCAATACCGCTAAGTTGCTGACCATCGGAACCCTAGTAGTCCAGCAATTTGAGACCGCTCAACAGGCTGGCTTGCTTAAATCAACTGGGGTTGATAAACTATGGTTCATGAGAGGAGGAGTTGCGGTATGCGTTATTTCGTAAGAGTGGACAACCAAAATCAGCCCGTAGCCCTTTACAGGCTTGATTTAGAAACACCCAAGACAATATCTGAGCAGTTATGGGCTAATGGCTCATGGACGCCTTCAGAGCGTATTGTCGAGGTACTAACCCAAGGCTCATCTGATTACGATGAGATAACAGTCGAGATTGCTAAACAAATCTTTCCTGAAGCGTTTGTAGAGTTGGCAAAATCAATTGGTAATTACGAGGTTCAAAAGGCTGAAGGCGATAAGCGCTACACACTAGGAGCCATGTACATCCCTGACCGTATTGATGCTCATGGTGAGTGGACAGATGCGGACGAACTACAAAGAGCAGTTTGGGATTATGTTCGTACTAATGACCGACGAATTCGATTGCAACATAATCGTGAGATTGTTGCTGGTGAATGGGTTGAAGTTATGTCATTCCCATATGAATTAACAGTTCCAATTACTACCCCTAGTGGAATTGAAGTGAATCATACTTATCCTCCACACACAGTTTTTCTTGGTGTTATTTGGGAGGATTGGGCATGGGAGAAGATTCAACGAGGCGAGATTCTTGGCTATTCGATTGGTGGACGAGCAGAGCGCCTATATGTGGACATGGAAAAGAACGACCCAACTGTTACCGATGTTCATGTTGATACAATTATGAAACCTAAGAAAAAGAAGAAGGAAACCAAATGAAAGACATGAAAATCCTCAAAGAACTTCGCCTTGGTCCTATGAAAAATATGAAGGACGAAGAATACTCAATGATTGAGAAAGAAGTTTCTGACAAAGGAATTTCAGGTCTAAAAGGCTATGCAAAGTCTATGATTGAAAAGGCTATGCGTGATATGGCTTATTCAATGAAAAAGGCTCTTTCAGTATCAACAGGTGACATGGTTTCTTGGAATTCATCAGGTGGCACCGCATCAGGAAAAGTTGTCCGCATTGTGCGTGAAGGTAAAATCAATGTTCCTGATTCAAGTTTTACAATTGAAGGAACTGAAGATGACCCAGCGGCTCTCATTCAGTTGTACCGTGATGGAAAGCCAACTGAAACAAAAGTTGGACATAAGGTTTCAACACTAAAAAAAGCCTAAGCCTAGACAAGCATCTAGGCGCCCAACACGACCAAAAAGTTCATGGTGGAAAATACAACACCGATGACTCAGAGGGCGAAGATTCTTCAGAGCCAAAAAATTACAAAGATAAAAAACCTAAAATTAAGTACGACGATAACGACACCGAGGGTGAGTTCGACAATAATGCCGATGACCCAAAGTGGATGGATGACATGGACATCCTTCGCCCACCTGCCCGAAACAAACGATGAAAACAATCATTGATTGCACCGTTGAGATTCTTAACGGTATGAATCTAAGGACTAGCAAGGTATCAACCCCGCCTGGGTTTGCTGGAATTCAAGTAATCTTGCCCAACGATTCCCAAGCCTTTTTTGTGTGGTCAAAGATGGACGATAATGACTTCCATTTCAGAGTTGCTCGCTTTTGGGCTAATGACAATCCTTTTGCAATGTCAGTTTCAAACACCCTCCCTGATGCTCTTCACAAAACGAGGGTTTTAACTAATCTCTAAAAAAGCGGCGAATTACACCTATGGTATTCTTCATGTGTCGAGACCCGAGGTTAGTTTTTTAAGCCCTATGCTTAAAAATGCTACCTCTGTTCGTTAGGAGTGACATTGGCAAATAAAACCCGCAAGATGGTGAATCTAGCCATCGAAGAAACAAGCGGCGTAGACCATCCCGCACACTTACACGAAGGTTGGCTGGTTATGAAATCAGCCGACGAATCTGAAGTTCAGAGAGTCTTGGACGAAACGCTCACCGAGGAGGAATCCATGCCTGAAGTAACTCAGGATGAAGTAACTACCACGGCTACTGATGAGCAGGTCGAAGTCGAAAAGGCTGAAATGACACTAGAGGATGCAATGAAGAAAATTGCAGACCTTGAATCCAAACTCGCTTCTTATGATACAAAAGAAGAAGAGATGGAAATGTCGAAGTCAGAGACCGTAGAAGAGGACTTCTTGAAGTCCGCTCCTGAGCCAGTAGTCAAGATGATTGAGGACTTGCGTAAGCAAGCGGCTGATGCAACTGAAGAACTTCGCAAAGAGCGCGAAGCCAAGGCAGATGCAGAAGCAATCGAAAAGGCGAAGGGTTGGGCTAACCTCAACCTAGATGCAGACAAAGTTGGACCAGCGCTTCGTCGTTTGGCATCAACAGATGCAGACCTCGCCAAGTCACTCGAAGAAATTATTTCTTCAGTTAATGCACAGGCTGAATCAGCCCATATTTTTGCAGAAATCGGCAAATCTGCGGACTTCAAATCAGGCAATGCTTATGAGCGTATGACTACGCTTGCTAAGTCAGCCGTTGAAGAGGGTGTAGCAAAGTCATTCGAGCAAGCGCTCGCTGATGTCGCTACAAAAAACCCTGACCTTTACAGCCAATACCTATCCGAGAAAGGTGCCTAAAACATGGCATACGAAATCTCCAATTACTCGGTAAAGGTCACCCTCGTTGCAGGTGCCGACCTTTCCGCGTTGCAGTACAACTTCGTGAAGATTAACTCTTCAGGTCAGGCAGTCGCTTGCGCGGCCGCAACTGATATTCCTGTCGGAGTCCTTCAGAACGCACCAACTTCAGGACAGGAAGCAGAAGTGCTTGTTGTCGGAGGTACAAAGATTGTTGCAGGAGCGGCAATCGGCGAAGGCGCTCAGGTTGGAACAGGTTCAACAGGTAAGGCAGTTGCTCTTACCGCTGGAACTGACACAACCAAGTATGTCGCTGGAACTCTCCTAACCGAATCTGCGGCAGATGGAAACATCGTTACCGCTGTAATCAACTGTGCGAATCCGCACCGTGCGGCATAAGGGGGAACTGAACAATGCCACAGCCAAACATCAATAGCGTCCATGTCGATGCGATTCTGACAAACATCTCAGTTGCGTATCTACAAAATCAGGACAACTTCATTGCAGACAAGGTATTCCCAGTAATTCCTGTGGATAAGAAGTCTGACAAGTACTTTACTTACACCAAGAATGATTGGTTCCGCGATGAGGCTCAACGCCGTGCGCCTGGAACTGAATCTGCTGGTGGCGGATACAACCTATCAACAGGCACATACTCAGCAGATGTATGGGCTTTCCACAAGGATGTAGACGACCAAACAACTGCTAACGCAGATGCACCTTTGAACCCACTACGCGAGGCAACAGAGTTCGTAACTCGTCGTTTGATGCTTCGTCGTGAACTTCAGTTTGTTTCTGATTTCTTCACAACAGGCGTATGGGCAAACGATGTAACAGGCGTTGCTTCATCACCAACTTCAGGTCAGACACTTCAATGGTCAGATTACACATCATCAGACCCAATTTCTGATATTGAAGAGGGTAAGGCTGAGATTCTTAGCAACACAGGAATGGAAGCAAACACTCTTGTACTCGGATACGACACATTCAAGTCACTTAAGAACCACCCTGACTTGGTAGACCGTATTAAGTACACATCTTCACAGACAATCACAACAGACATGATTGCGGCGATGTTCGACATCCCACGCGTCATGGTTGCGAAGGCTGTTAAGGCTACAAACAACGAAGGCGCAACAGGCGCATACGGCTTTGCTTATGGCAAGGGCGCTTTGCTTACCCATGTTGCTCCTCAGCCTGGACTATTGACACCTTCTGCTGGATACACATTCTCATGGACTGGCGTATCAGGCGGACTAGGTGCAACTATCGGAACATCACAGTTCCGTATGGAATCAATCAAGTCTGACCGCATTGAAGCGGAAATGGCGTTTGATAACAAGGTAATCGCGTCAGACCTCGGTTACTTCTGGAACACAATCGTCGCGTAATTAAGTTAATAGAAGGGGGGAGTCTTAATTGACTCTCCCCTTCTTTCTTAGAAAAGGAAAATAAATGGCAAACAGACTTACTAAGGGCGAGGCTCTCGTAGGCGCATTAACAGTTGATTCAGCAATTACAGCAGATGATGTAACAACCACCGATGACCTAAATATTGGCGATGACGCTTACATTACAGGTGCATTTGGTAAGGGAGTCACAGTAACAACTGAGGCAGATGGCGCTTCAATGGCAATCAGCGCGGCTGAGTTGCTTGGTGGAATTATCGTTGCAACTCCAACAGAGGCTCGTAACATTCAGGCTCCAACAGCAGAGGCTCTTGTCGCGGCTGTTGATGCAGGAACAGATACAGGTCTTGGTTTCGAGTTCACAATCATTAACCTTGCAGGAAGCACACACGCTTTAACTTTGACAGTAAACACAGGAACAACTCTTGTTGGTTCAGTAACAATCGCGGCCGCTTCAAGTGCTACATTTGTTGCTCGCATCGCTTCTGCAACAGCAGTAGTTATCTACCGAAAGTAGTCAAATGAAAGCACAAATTCTTAAACCATTGAACGCTCAAGGCGTCATGCTTAAAGTCGGAGACATCGTTGATGTTTCAACTTGGCGTCATGCTAAGACACTTAATTCTAATCGCTACATCAAGATTCTTGATGTTGAGCCAACTCCAATCAAGAAGGCTGAAGCCCCAAAGGTTGAAGCACCAAAGGTTGAAGAAGTTGTGGCAGAAACTCCAGTAGTGGAAGAGAAGCCAAAGGCTAAAAAAGTAAAAGCAACCGAATAGTCGAATGGGCGGTTCGATAAAATGAACCGCCCATTTCTATCCCAAGGAGTTCAAAATGGCAGTAACACACCAAAGTCACAACCACAAGTTATGGATTTCTTTTAGGTGCAGGATTAAACCTATCTATTGAGTTGGACGACGACGAAAAACTTTATGGAGTCGTTGCAAGCGGAACTCAGACAGTAAACATTCTTCGTCAGGGAAGCGTATAAAAAATGGCTTTACCTGCATCGCTGGCTACCTGCACGGTTGTAGGTACTTATGTTGATTTAAGTGGAAACCCTGTGCGTGGGTCTATTTCGTTTACCCCACAAACAATCCTCAAAGAGACAGCGGCGAATGTAATTATTATCCCAGTAATCATTCAAAAGACTTTTGATGCTACTGGCTCCTTCAGTATTACAGTTCCAGTAACCAATGACCCCGATGTAGTTCCTGAGCCTTTCGTCTACAACTTAGAGGAAAACTTTGCTGGTGGGCGTTCTTTTGCAATTGCTCTGCCACTCTCAGTCGCAGGAACCACTCAAAACCTCGCAGATTTGCTTCCAGCGGTCTCTCAGGCTGAATCTGCTAACTATGTAACCCTTGACCAATATGCCACCTTAGAAGCCCGTTACAGCGATGCTAA